AGATATTGAAGCTGATTTCAATTTATTAATTCAAACAACTGTTTCTGATTTAACAAGTGATGCGACTAAAGGTGGTTATAGTCCTGTTTTAACAGGCTTCTTTGCCTCTAACTGGAAAGCAGGTAAAGGGCCAATTAATAAGACAGAAACTCCAAAAGGTACAGAATGGGAAAAGATTAAAAAGACAACTCGAACGATTGGTGGAAGAAAAGAAACTGTTTTGTCTCCTGGTCAAACACCAATTATTAAACAACGTCATAGTGTTCCAGAATTTTTCTTAAAAGATAGAGTTTATATTGGTAGTGCAGTTAAATATGCTCCATACGCTTTGATGTCTCCTAAGTCACAATTAATTAATTATGTTGCAGGAGGAGGAGGTAGTACAGCTTCTTTAAATCAACGAATTAATGAAATAATGACGGATAAGAAAAAGAATGTTGATATTAGAATAGGTGCGCAAGCTTTTGGAGGTAATCAAGAAGCACGAACTCAGATGGAACAAAATGATGATTATAGACCTAGAACTGGGTACACCAAACTTGAAGGAACTTAAACAATGACACTTGTAAAAGCTAGAGCCGCTTTTGAAAAAGCAATTACTGATGCAGTTACGGATGTTGATCCGACTGTCAAAATGATTTATGACAATATTGCTTATACAACTCCTGGTAAAACAGTTAAATACATCATTTTAGGCGTTAATTTTGGTCAAGCAACGATGCAAAACCAAGGTGCTTCTAGTGATTATTATTCAGGTTTTATTCAATGTAATGTTTATGTTCCTAAAAACAAAGGGACATCAGTATTAGCTGCTATTAGTGAGTCAGTTATTGATGGTATGACTTCTGTTAATGCCTCTGATTATGTTGACACCTATAGTTGTAAGCCCAAAGTAAGGGATGTTGTAGGGCCAGGAATATTTGATGCTCAAGACGAATCACATTGTATGGCTGTAATAACCTGCCAATTTTCTGCAAACGCTTAGTATAGTATTAATACTAATCGAATATTAACTTATGGCTAAAGCCATTGATCTTCTCCGCAACAAATTTGGTGTCAGTCAGTTATATAAACATGAAGTTGTAAAAGATGGTGAAACTGTCTTAACTGTATATTGGAATCCATTAACAATTGCAGAAAGAGAATCAATTCAAAAAAAAACAGGGACAAGTGATGCTAATGATTTTGCATTAGCTTTGATGATTCAAAAAGCTTTAGATAAAGATAGTAAAAGATTATTTCAAGATGGTGATAAAGCTGTTTTAAGACGAGAAATCGAAGTTGCTGTTTTGCAGGAAATACAGTTGGCAATGCTTGAATCTGGTACAGACAAGGAGGTGGAAGAAGCTCAAGCTGATTTGAAAAGCCAATAAGCTTTGGTATTTTATGTTTTCTCTAGCCAAAGAGTTAGGGATGACGGTATCTCAGTTGTCAAATAATTTAACGATGGAAGAATTGATTGGATGGTCAGCTTATTTTTCTTTAAAAAACGAAGAGTCTGAAAAAGAACAAGATAAAGTTCAAAGAGGTGCTGCTAGTCGGGTACAAACAAGGTAAAGTAGGGTGAAGTTTATCGGGTTAGAAAGGAGTGGCTGCTGACTATACCCGTACGATTGTTTTTAAGGTAGAAGACAAAGCAATAAAACGTGCGACTGATCGCATTACAAATAGCTTACAAAATATTGAAAATATCTTAGGAAGAATAGAGCGAAAAGGATTAAAAACTTTTGCAGCTTCAGTCGAAAATGTTAGTAGTGGTCTTGATAAAGCAACAAAAAAAGCAGGAAATTTAGAACAAATTGTCAATAAAATTGATAGAAAAAGGAATAAGGGGACAGTAAAAAGAAATAGATTTGTTCAAGGTATTACTGATAGATTTAACGAAATACCATTAGTTAAGTTTGAACGGGCCATTGCTGAAAATGTTCAATTTGCAAAGAGAAGGGCTGGTCGTGATCTTCAACTTGTAGGTAAAGCGTTTAATCAAGCAGGAAAACCTGTGATGGAGTTGGTTGGGTTCCTTGGCAACTTTGTAAATTTATTAAAAACCGCAGAAACAGAAGCTAGGAAACTTACTCAAGCTTTTAAGGATTCTGTGCTAAGAGAAAGTTTAGCAACCTTACAAAGGAGTCTTACTAATGCACGAACGATCACACAGGAATTATCAAGAGATAGTTCTTTATATAGGAAAAAAGTTGAAGATGTAGTAGTTGCAGAAAAAGCAGTTAATAGAGAATTATTAGCAAGGAAACGTATTTATGAAGGGATAACTAAAGATCGAATTGCTTTTAACAACAAAATAAAAAGTAGCATTATTGAATCTAAACAAAGAAGAGCGTCTGGTGCGTTTAGTGGTGGTTTTGCTGAATTTAGTCGAGATATGGAAGAACAAAGGGTAGTTCGTGAAGCGAGAAGAAATTATAAATCAATGATGAATCAAGACTTTGTTGATTCAAGAATTAAAGAAAATAAAGCAAGAAGAGTAACTTTACAGTTATCACAAAGAGAAATAGCTTTTGAAGAGAGGTTAAATCGAGTTTTAACAGAGAAACAAACTCTTTTCAATAAATTAGGTTTTGGTGGAAGTATGGTTCGTAATCAACAGGGAATGTTTGCTTCCCCTGGGGGTAAAGGAGGAAGAATCAAAGGGGCATTACAAAGTGGAATGATTGGTGGTGGTTTTCCTTTGTTATTTGGTCAAGGAGGAGGTGCTGCCTTGGCAGGTGGTGTTGGTGGTACTTTAGGTGGTGCTTTAAGCCCTGGGTTTGGTTTCGCTGGCTCTATTGTTGCTACGGCAATAGCTTCTGCTGTTATTGAGATGGATAAATTTAATCTTGCAGTTTCAAAAGTAAATGCAGGGATGGAGGCAATGGGTTATCAGGCTGGTTTTAGTTCAAAACAAGTAAAACAACTTGCAAAAACTTTGAAAATATCGAAAGAAGAAGCTTTAGAAGTTTTAAATTCGTTTAGTCGTTTTGGGCCTGAGATTGGTGCTGCTTTAGGTAAGTTTTATGGGCAAGATAGTAGTGCTTTATTTGCTATAGGAAAAATAAAAGATCAACAAAGTGCGTTGCAAGCAATAATGACAATGGAGAAACAATTAACACTTGAAGATCAGGCTCAATTAATTAATCAATTATCTACAACTTCTGCTGCTGAGATGCAGGTCAAGTTGACAGATTTGCTAATAAAGCAACAATTTATAAAGCGAAAAAATGAGATAGAAACAGTTACTAATGCAGCAAGATTATGGTATTGGACTAAAAAAGTTGTTAATATCGCTGGTCAAGCAAGAGGGAAAATACCTGGTAATGCTGGAGAGAGTCCTGGGGCAAGAAGGAAAAGAGAATTAAGTGAATTAAATGAAGAGATGGATAAATTTAGAAGTTTTACTGATGCTGCTATTGGACAGATTGGGACAGTAGAAGACGCTTTGGCTAATTTACAGCTTCCTACTATTACTGGAGAGGTAGAGAATTTAGGGAAAGAAATAGAAAAATTAATGAATCCTGTCTATCAATTAACACAAGCTGCTGATGCTATAGGTAATGCGTTTGGAGAATCGTTTAAAGGAATAGTTAATGGTTCAATGACGGCGCAAGATGCGTTAAGGAATCTATTCCAAAGAACAGCAGATCATTTCTTAGATATGGCTGCACAAATGATTGCAAAGCAAATACAGATGAAAATATTAGGAATAGGTTTGAATTGGTTTGCAGGTGCAGATGTAAGGGCTGCGGCTACTGACGCTGGTAGATCTGTTTCAGATATGAATCAAATAATGAATGGTGGACTTGAAACTGTCATAGGAAAAGCAGCAGGTGGCCCAGTTAAAGGAGGAACTTCTTATCTTGTTGGAGAAAAAGGCCCAGAATTATTTGTTCCAGGTTCTAGCGGTAATATTGTTCCAAATCATGCAATGGGAGGAGCAAATATTGTTGTTAACGTAGATGCTTCTGGTTCGGCTGTTCAAGGTGATGGAGGGCAAGCAGAAGAATTAGGAAGTATGCTGGCAGCAGCAGTTCAAGCTGAACTTGTTAATCAGCAACGACCTGGAGGACTCTTAGCAGGTACACGTTAATGGCAACATTTCCTTCAATCACTCCGCAATATGGAGTTCAAAAAAGATCAGCACCTAATAAACGTGTCGTTCGTTTTGCTGATGGTTATGAACATCGAGTTTTATTCGGTTTGGATGCCCATACAAATCCAAAAGTGTATTCCTTAAAGTTCGCAGTATCAGAAACAGATGCAGATACTATTGAAAATTTTTTAGATGCAAGAGCATTAGATCAAGCTAGTTTTGACTTTACTCCTCCAGGTGAAGGGTCAGCAGGAAAGTTTGTTTGTGACTCTTGGAACAAATCTATTCCTTACTTAAATAGAGCGACAATTACAGCAACATTTAGGGAAGTATTTGAGCCATGAGTTTAGATCCGATTATTAGTGATCTACAGAAGAGCAATCCTTCTGCAATTATTGAATTATTTGAACTTGAATTAGATTCAACATTGCATGGTAGTCAAACAACAATGACGTACCGTTTTCATGCGGGTAGCAATTTAGATTTGAATGGAAAAGTTGTTTGGCAAAGTAATGAGTATTTACGTTATCCAGTAGAAGCAAGTGGTTTTGCTTTTCAAAAAGGGCAACTCCCTAGACCACAAATAACAATTAGCAATGCTTTATCTTTAATTAGTGCTGTAATGTTAGAGGTTAATTTAATAACAGCAGGTAATGATTTAACAGGTGCAAAGGTAACAAGAATTAGAACATTAGCTAAATTTTTGGATGAAACTAACTTTGCATCTAACGGACTTTTTGTCCAAGAAAATTCAACAGATTATATTGCTTTAGAAGATAGTGATTTATTTGCACAAGAATCTGTTAGCCCTGGTACTGCTGCTAATAATGAATTTCCTAGAGAAATATATTATATAGATAGAAAAGTTACTGAGAATAGAGATGTTGTTACTTTTGAGCTTGCTAGTGTTAGTGATTTAGCAGGAATTAGATTACCTAAGAGACAATGTACTAGAGACTTATTTCCTTCTATTGGTACATTTATCTAATGGGTTGGAAAGTTAAAGCCTTACAACACGCAAAAGAGGAAGACCCCAAAGAATCTGTTGGTTTGTTGTTAAATATTAAGGGCAAAAAAGTTTATTATCCTTGTCGTAATTTATCAACTTATTCTCAGCAATGTTTTATTTTAGACCCAGAAGATTATGTTAAAGCAGATAGTTTAGGACAGATTGTTAGCGTTATACATTCGCATCCAATTACTCCAGCAGTTGCAAGTGAAGCAGATAAAGTCAGTTGTGAAGCAGGTGGATTACCTTGGCATATTGTTAATCCTAAAACAGAACAATGGGGTTATTACGAACCCACAGGATACAAGCCAGCGTTAAAGGGTAGACCGTGGTGTTGGGGTGTTACTGATTGTTATACGTTGGTTAGGGATTGGTATCGGGAAAAGAAAGGGATTGAACTAATGGATTGGGAGCGACCTGTTACACCTGAAGAATTTTTAGAAAAACCAATGTTTGAAGATTGTGCAAAAGCAACAGGTTTTCGTTTATTAAAACCAGAAGAGAAACTAGAAAATGGTGATTTATTGTTTATGTCAATTATGGGTAAGGGGTTAAATCATGTTGCGATCTTTTTAAATGGGGAAGTTTTACATCATTTAGCAGATCGCTTAAGTTGTCAGGA